ATACGAATGAATAAACCTAATTTATTGACTTAAATTATTGAAAATAAATAAAGTTTTTTTTTGCTATCTTTGTTTAACAGTAATTCAAGCCTTCCCGTTAGATCAGGATGGATTCATTTCAAGGCTTTAAAGGGTGTGCCCGAAAACACCTTTTACTTATTAAAAAGCAGAATGCAGACTAAAAAAGTCAAGATTTCAGAAATCAAATCAAACCCGAATAACCCCAGGCTGATTAAGGATGACAAGTTTCAGAAGCTAGTGAAGTCAATTCAAGAGTTTCCTGAGATGCTGGAAATACGGCCTATCGTGGTAAATGCTGATATGATCGTATTAGGAGGTAACATGAGGCTAAAGGCTTGCAAAGAGGCAGGCTTAAAAGAGATACCAGTTATCTTTGCCGATGACCTTACTGAGGAACAGCAAAGGGAATTTATCATTAAGGATAACGTCGGCTTTGGTGAATGGGACTGGGAGCTGATCGCTAATGAATGGGATGCAGAACAGATTGAGGAATGGGGTTTGGATATTCCTAATTTTGCGACTGATGAAGAACAAAATGATTTATCAGATAATGTCGATATAAATTTTAGAATCGAAATAGTTTTAAAAGATGAGCAATCACAAGAAAAGCTCTACAATGAATTAATTTCAAGAAACTACGAATGCCGACTTTTGACATTATAAAAAAGCATAATTGCAAATCTACTTTTAGAGTGGATAGCGTTCTTGGAACTTATGATATTCAAAGTCGTGAAATTATTGAGTCCTTTAAAGGAGAGATAAATTTATCTGATTCTTGGCAAATTGGTCTTATTGTAGGTAAAAGTGGTACAGGTAAAACAACAATCGCAAATCAACTTTTTTCAAATATCTTGATAAATTCATTTGAATACAGCTCTGACAGCATATTAGACGATATGCCATTAAATTGTTCAGTTCAGGAAATTTGCAAAACATTTAATTCAGTAGGATTTAGCTCTCCACCTTCTTGGTTAAAACCATATTCTGTTCTATCCAACGGAGAAAAAATGCGAGTAAATCTGGCAAGAGCAATTTTGGATGAAAAAGATTTATTTGCGTTTGATGAATTTACAAGCGTAGTAGATCGAGAAGTTGCAAAAGTTGGTTCATTTGCAATGCAAAAAGCAATTAGGAAAACAAAGAAAAAATTTATTGCTATTACTTGTCATCATGATGTTGAGTCATGGCTTTTGCCTGATTGGGTTTTTAATACCGATACAATGACCTTTCATAATAATGAAGGGCAAAAAAAAAATAGACCAAATCTCAAATTTGAGATATTTCAAACAGGAGATAAATCAAGGTATTGGAAAATGTTTAGTAAGTATCATTATTTAAGTCATTCTCATAATAATGCGGCTAATACTTATTTAGCAGTTTTAAATGAAAAAATATGTGGCTTTATCTCAATTTTACATTTTCCTCATGCAAAAAGCAAAAATATTAAAAAAGTTCATAGGCTTGTAGTATTACCAGATTATCAAGGTTTGGGAGTTGGTAAAATAATGTTAAATGAGATTGGTTTAATTTATAGAAAAAATGGCTTTAGATTTAATATTGTAACTTCATCACCAAATTTAATTTATTCTCTAAAAAAATCAAACAATTGGATAATGACAAGATTTAATAGAACTAAGGAAGTGGGAAAAAAAAGTAATAGACCTGAAATGAAGGGATCAAGCGCAAAAAATAGGATAACAGCATCTTTTGAATTAAAATAATGGCAAACGACAAAAGAAAGATATTCGAACAGGCTAAGGCTGCAATCATAAAGAATAAGCTATTCTTTATCGAGGATGTAGTTGCGTTTTTGCCTATCGCAAAGAAAACGTATTATGAATACTATCCTATTGACAGTTACGAAAGTAACGAGCTAAAGGAGTTATTGGAGGTCAACAAGATCGAAATCAAATCTTCAATGCGGTCAAAGTGGTATAAGTCAAGTGCTCCGGCTTTACAGTTGGCTCTTTACAAGTTGATTGCCATGCCTGAGGAACATAGGGCTTTGCAGATGAATTATACCGATGTTACTACGAAAGATCAACCAATCAGCATAATCAGTTTAGGAAACGGAGTTAAGCCTGAGGAATGAAACTGCTTCCTAAGCAGGAAAACGCGGTCTATTATCTCAATGATTCAGTTACCAATGAGATAATTTACGGAGGTGCAGCTGGTGGCGGTAAGTCCGCATTAGGTTGCCTTTGGCTTATTGAGCAGTGCCAAACCTTTCCAGGGTCCCGTTGGTTAATGGGGCGGTCCAAACTCAAGACCTTAACTGAAACAACCCTGAATACCTTTTTTGAAATGGCTAGAAAGCTAAAAATTACGGATCAGTATAATTACAATGCTCAGAAGTATCAAATAAACTTTTACAATGGATCTCAAATAATCCTAAAAGACCTTTATCAATATCCAAGCGATTTAGAATTTGATTCTTTGGGTTCCCTTGAGATAACAGGGGCTTTTATTGATGAGGTTAACCAGGTGACAAAGAAAGCCTTTCAGGTAGTCAGGTCCCGGTGCCGGTATAAGCTCAATGAATTTGGTAAGCTGCCAAAGGTGTTGGGAAGTTGCAACCCTTCAAAAGGGTGGATTTATAAGGACTTTTACCGACCTAAAAGGGATAAGGAACTACCAATAAGCAGGGCATTTGTCCAAGCATTACCGACCGATAACCCTCATTTACCTCCCTCCTATTTGGAATCTTTGCTAAATATGGATGACGTGAGTAAACAGAGGCTTTACTATGGAAACTGGGAATATGATGACGACCCGACCAAACTAATCGAATATGACAAGATTATAGACCTTTGGAAAAATGGCCATGTTATGGGAGGCGAAAGGGTTATAAGTGCTGATATAGCCCGATTTGGCAGTGATAAGGGAATCATAATAGTATGGGATGGATTCAGGGTCATGGAAATAGCTGAATTAGATATAGCTACGATTACCACAACGGCCCAGGTAATTAAGGGACTTATGAATAAGTACGGTATTTCGGCTTCAAATGTAATTGCAGATGAAGATGGAGTTGGTGGTGGTGTGGTGGATATTCTCGGGTGCAAAGGCTTTGTAAACAATTCAAGGGCATTCCCAGAGGAGGGAAAACAGGTTCAATACCAAAACTTAAAAAGTCAATGCTATTTTCACTTAGCCGAAATGGTCAATAACTCAGATATTTTTATCGGAGTTGAAAACGGTCAGGATCGAATGATTGAAGAACTTGAGCAGGTTAAGCGCGATAAGATCGATTCAGATGGAAAGCTAACTATTCTGTCAAAGGAAAAAGTAAAGGAGTTATTAGGGCGTTCTCCCGATTATTCAGATGCTCTTATGATGCGTATGTGGTTTAAGTTCCGGGTTAAGGGATTCGTAGTAAGTGGTGGAAGGGTTATTGGGTAGGGAAAATGGATTATACAAATAATAGTCAAAATATTTTTAACTTGCATCCATGAAAATATTTCCTTCGTTCAATAAAAAGGAGGCAGGTTTGCCAAAGGGTCTAATGTGGGGGAATATCGGAGGGCTTTGGACTCCAATGGATTCAAAAGATTCAACCTACGTAGATAAGGCTTATAAAGCAATACCTATCGTTCAGTCAGTCGTTGGAAAGATAGCGGAAAGGGCTTCTGATGCACCTCCACAGCTCATGAGGATCAAAGATGACAGGAAAGCCAAAGAATACTTTTTAAAAGCTAAATATGCCACAACTCAGGAAAAGAAATTAGAATTAGTGGCATTAAAGATTAAGGCATTTACCCAAATTGACAAGCATCCATATCTGGATTTGATCGAAAACCCAAACCCAACCCAGACAGGAAGGCAATTAAGGGAGGAAGAAGCTGGTTATCTACTAATCACAGGGAATGCCATTGAATACGCTGCAATGCCAGGTTCAGGCGGTCGGGCTACTCAACCAATCGAACTTTGGTCTGTTCCTTCCCCATGCGTTTTGCCTGTTATGTCAGGAGACAGAAGAAATCCTATCAAAGGGTATGCGATTAGCTACACGTATGGTGATACTATTCCAGAAAGT